GCAGGAGACATTCGACAGGGAGGAGTTTATCATGAAAGCCTTCGACCGCTTCAACATCGGAGGGGGGCTGTATGGAGCTGAACGCTTGTACCACCACCTCGAGCAGATGGGCAAGATCGACATGACTACCATCGAGAAGTGGCAGGCACTCAAGGACACGATCGAGAAGGAGATCGAGGACACGGCCAACTGCATCAGCAACCCAATTCTCCGCAATGCAGCACGCAAACGGATGGACGAGCTGAAGGCTGCGAAGCTCGAGCCGACGAAGGCCGAGGAGTGGATCAGGGTGGTAACCATGCGCCACATCGTGGAGAGCTACTTCCGCAAGTGCTACCTCTCAAAAGTTTCTCCAGTATGAAACAAGACGAAAGCCGCCTTCAGATGGCCTGCGTCAAGTGGTTCAGGATGCAGTACCCGCAGCACCGCAAGCTCCTCTTCTCCGTCCCGAACGGAGGCTATCGAAACCTCGCCACAGCCAAGCGTATGAAGCTCGAGGGCGTGGTGGCCGGAGTGAGCGACCTCATCCTGCTCATCCCCTCCCACGACTTTCACGGCCTCTGTATCGAAATGAAGACACCAAAGGGCAGGCAGACCGACCATCAGAAGGCGTGGCAGACCCATGTCGAAGCTCATGGTTATATTTACGCCCTCGCCAGATCGGTCGAGGAGTTTCAGAACATTGTCAGCGATTACCTAAACCAACACACCAACACATGAACATCAGCGAAAAATTCACAGACAAGCAGCTCTTTCACTTCGCCCTCCGGGTCAAGTGCGAGCAGGACGACATACCGCCCGAGGAGGTGGTGATGAAGACAAGGAAGAGGCACATCGTCGAGGCGCGGATGATGATCAGCAAGCTCCTCCTGAAGGAAGGGCTCACGCTGTCAGAGATCGCTCGCTTCTTAAACAAAGACCACGCAACCATCATCCACTACCGAAATTTGCACGACGACCTGATGAAGACGGACGCGAAGTACAAGTTCAAGTTCGACAAGCTCGTCAGCGCGTTCAGGTATGAGATGGTCACAGGCGACGCGCAGCAATGGCGCGACTTCGTGGACAAGGCCAACGAAGCATACGACGAGCACGGCTGGGGCGTGGAGATGCTTCAGTTCCTCTACGAGATGAAGAAGAACTGACCGAGCATGAATGTTTTGAGCTTATTTGACGGCATGAGCTGCGGGCAGATCGCCTTGAATAATTTAGGGGTCAAGATTGACAACTACTTCGCGAGTGAAATCAAGAAACACGCTATTCAATGCACTCTCGACAACTTCCCAGACACCAAACAAGTCGGAGACGTAACCAAGTTAAAAGGGGAAGACCTCCCAAAGATTGACCTCTTGATTGGAGGCAGTCCGTGTCAGGATTTCAGCCGAGCCAATAGCGTGCGCGATGGACTACAAGGCACGAAGTCGATGCTATTTTTTGAATATGTCAGGCTTCTGGAAGAAACGAACCCGACATTCTTCTTGCTCGAGAACGTAATCATGGACGACCTCGGATATCATACTATCAGCGACATTTTGAAAACTGAACCCGTTCGGCTCAACGGATCAAAAGTTTCCGGGGCTTTGCGTGATCGTCTGTTCTGGACAAATATCGGCCCCGAAAGTTTTGACCTGTTCGGGAATAGGAAGTGCGCAATACCTCAACCGAGAGACAAGAAGATCATGCTGAACGATGTCCTTGAATATGGATATTCAGACAAGCGAAAGCACAGCTGTCTGAACACTTCGTCAGGGGTTGATGCAACGCAGAGGTATATGCTCCACCGCGATGCGACCACAGGCATGACGACAATCATCTACAAGGATGAGAAGATGAGGCCAGAGGATGGTGTGCGCTATTGTACACAGACCGAACTCGAAAAACTTCACAACATCCCCGAAGGATACACAAGGAGCTTAAACAAAAGACAGGCCGGCAACCTCATCGGCGACGGGTGGACGGTTGGGATAGTTGAGCACATCTTCTCCTTCTTACCAAAGAAATACTTTTAACAAATGGCAACCTTCGAGAACGAGCGACCCGTCGGCAAGCGTCTGGACTTCTACGCAAGGGAGGAGGCAAACAAGATGCAGGCCTACCTCATCTGTGCGAAGACCGCCCGCAAGTTCTGGAAGATGTTCACGGCAGAGGAATACAAGATCAGGCGCATCGCGAACTCGGGCGCACCTGTCTCATTTGAGGAGTTTAAGGAGCACGTTCGCTCCCGAATTGATAACTTTGAGCTCTCAAGGGTGCACCACCTCCACGACCTCATCGAAGAGGGCAAGAAGGTCGAAGCCATTGACTATTTTTTCACATCAAGAAAAGCATGGATAACAAACCAACCGGACTCGGAGATTCGATCGAAAAGATCACAGAGGCAACAGGGATAAAGCAGGTCATCAAACGCTTCACCAAAGCCACGGGCATCGACTGCGGCTGCGACAAGCGCAAGGAGATTCTGAACGAAATGTTCCCATATCAGAAGCCCGCCTGCATGAACAGAGCGCAGCACTCCGTCTGGCAGGAGTTCCAGAAGAACAGAGGGCTGAAGATCACCTCCCCCGAGCAGGAGATGGTGGCGCGGATGCACTCCGACCTCTTCCACCACAAATTCACAAAGCCCTGCACCTGCTCGCCCAAGAAGTGGAACGAGTGGATCAGAGACATCGACCGCATTTTTGAGACCTATGGAAAGACGACCACTAAAGACGCTTAAAGCGAACCCCAACAACCCGAGGGTCATCAGGGACGAGAAGTTCAAGAAGCTCGTCAAGTCGATTCAAGAGTTCCCCGAGATGCTCGAGGCTCGCCCTGTCGTCGTGAACCCCGACATGGTGGTGCTCGGTGGCAACATGAGACTGAAGGCACTCCTCGAGGCAGGGGTCGAAGAAGCTCCCGTCTACATCGCATCGTGGGACGAAGTGAAGCAGAGGCAGTTCATCATCAAGGACAACGTCGGCTTCGGGGAATGGGATTGGGACGCGCTCGCCAACGAGTGGAACGAGGAGGAGCTACAAGACTGGGGGCTCGAGATACCCGGATTTGAAGACCCTGAAGAAGAGCCACAAGAGGAGGAGGAGAAGTTCGACATCTGCGACTTTTGCGGCAAGGACAAAACAGAGAGACAACAATGAACGAAGGCGGCACACCGGAGAACCTCAAGCCCTTCAAGAAGGGAGAGAGCGGCAACCCTAAAGGCAGACCGAAGGGCTCACGCAACCGCAGCACCATCGCCCGCGAGTGGCTCGAGGTGAGCCAGTTCATCACGAACCCCATCACAGGGGAGAAGGAGAAACTCGAGCAGCAGGACATCATGACCCTCGCCATCATCAAGAAAGCACGCGACGGAGATGTCGCAGCCTACAAAGCCCTGCTCGATTCAGCCTACGGACAACCATTGCAGCAGATACAGCAGGAGGTGTCCAAGATTGACGAGATCGAGATCATCATCAGAGAGGCTGATGATTATTGAGCTCATAACGACAGAAGACCAAAGACATCGAGCCTCGACCCTTTACGAGTTCAAGAACCTGAAGGGGTCAATCACCAAGGGCGAGGGGCAAGGAGTGGGGGCTCTGGGCGAAGTGGTCGTTCACGACTTCTTCAAAGACAAGGGCAGGAAGGTGAGCTTCAAATCGACATACGACTACGACCTCATAATTGACGACCACCGCGTTGATGTGAAAACGAAAAAAGTGACGAGCGTTCCTCAACCACATTACAACAACAGCATCTCGGCCTTCAATACTCGGCAGGAGTGCGACTTCTATTTTTTTGTGCGAGTACACAAGAGCATGACCATCGCCTACCTGTTGGGATACATGGACAAGAAGACCTTCTTCGAGAAGGCAGAGTTCAACCGCGAGGGAGAGATTGACAAGAGCAGCCCGTTCGGGTGGAGATTCAAGGGCGACTGCTACAACATGAGAACAGATGAGCTCCATAAATTCAAGCAATGAATGAAACTGCGCCTTGAAACGTCCGGCCTGTTCAGGAAGAACCTCGAGGCCACCGAGAGCATCGTCGTCAATCAGGGGGGCAGCCGATCGGGGAAGACGTACAGCATCCTTCAGGTGCTCATCATCAAAGCCCACCAGACCACAGGCAAGACGTTCACCATCGCAAGGAAGACGCTCAAGAGCCTCCGCTCCACAGCCATGCGCGACTTCTTCGAGATACTGGAGAAGGCCGGGATGTACGACCAAAGCCTCCACAACAAGAGCGACAACATCTACTTCATTAACGGCAACCGCTTCGAGTTCATGGGGATGGACGACCCCCAAAAGAAGAGAGGAGCGAAGAGGCACATCCTCTTTTGCAACGAGGCGAACGAACTGGCGAAGGAGGACTTTCTTCAGCTCGAACTCCGAACCACCGAGCAGATATACATCGACTTCAACCCGTCCGACGAATATCACTGGCTGTACGAGGACGTAATACCTCGGGCGCACTTCATCAAGTCCACCTACCGGAACAACCCCTTCCTCGATGCCCTCACCATTCAACGCATCGAACGGCTCAAGGAAACCGACCCCCAAGCGTGGCAGGTCTATGGCCTCGGGGAGCGAGCTATCAGCAGGGACAACGTATTCACATTCGACGAGCAGCCAATCCCGAAGGAGGCGAAGCTGATGAGCATGGGCATGGACTTCGGCTTCACCAACCACCCGACAGCTTTCGTGGAGGTATGGGCGCAGGGGGACGATGTCTGGATCAAGGAGCGCATATACCGCACCGACATGACCAACCAAGACATCGGCAGGGAACTGAAGAACCTCAACATCGACAGGCGCGACATCATCTACTGCGACAGCGCAGAGCCGAAGAGCATCGAGGAGCTGCGCAGGATGGGGTGGAACGTGCGCCCCGCAGACAAGGGGAAGGACAGCGTGAACGCGGGCATCCAACTGATGAAAACCTTCAAGATTCACGTCGAGCCCTCGAGCACCAACCTCATCAAAGAGCTGCGCAACTACAAGTGGACGAAGGACAAGGATGGCCGCAACTTGAACAAGCCAGTCGATGCTTTCAACCACGCCATCGACGCGAGCAGGTACGCAATCTTCAGCAAGGTGGGCAAGCCGAATCATGGGAAGTACCACTTGAGATAAGTTCTATCTTTGCACATACCCCTGTGCAAATGCGCGAGATAAAAGTCATAGTCCCCACCTCATGGGAGGACATCACCCTCGAGGCTTACATGAAATTCAGCGCGATCGACACCGACGCGAAGGAGGAGTTCATCCAAGTCAAAGCCCTCGCCTACTTCTGCGGCATCAACGAGCTCGACGCGATGGACATGAAGGTGAAGGATCGCGAGGCCATCATCGCCCAGATCACCGAGGTGCTGAACCAAGAGCCCGAGTTCACGCAAGCCTTCAGCCTCTTCGGTAAGGACTACGGATTCCACCCGAACCTCGACGAGATCACCTTCGGGGAGTTCATCGACCTCGAGAAGTACCAGTACCACATGGACAGCCTCGACAAGATCATGGCCATACTCTACCGCCCCATCGTGAGGAGCATGGGCGACCGCTACGACATCGAGCCCTACAACGCAGACGGAGACAGCGAGGTGATTAAGAAGATGAGCGCAGGGACGGCCATCGCAGCCCTGCTTTTTTTTTATCGCATCGGAACACACTTATCGATGCATATCCTGAAATCTTTGAACCCCGAAGCGATGGAGGCATCGGAGGGGACAACTTCCTCAAAAAGTGGGGCTGGTTTGCAGCGATCCATCGACTATGCGA